AGATGATTTATTTGAAAAATTCCAAGCAAGAGGAAAACAAGTTATTGAAGGTGGATTATTAGGAGTTATGTTTGATACAGCAATAAAAGGTATTAGATATATGAAACAATCTCCAGAGTGGGTTGCTAAAGCTAAAACTTATTTGGCAGCTAATTTTGATGAGGCAGGAGCTGCTACTTCAAACATTCCTTCATCTAGCCCTGCTGCAGAAAGATCTCTATCAGAAGCAGGATTAGAAGTTAAAACTTCTCCTACTGAAACACCATCAAGTGGAGTAAATGATTTACCATCCCAAGAAACAACAGTGCCTGGGCCAGAGAGTACAGAAACAATCTCTCCTTCAAATGATCTAGGGAATAATAGTAATTTATCTGCCATAAGTATTGAAAATAAAATATACCAAGTTGATAACGACATCAACACTTTACTTGCAAAGGCAAACGAAAACAAGCCTAAATTGAATGAAATGTTAAATAAATATGATGCAGATGTTGTTACAGATATTAAACAATTAGAGAGTATTAATACTAAATTAAAAGTTAAAAACAGAGAACCTAAAGGATTACCAGATTATTTAAGAGCATATATGCTTACAGATAATGCTAAAATACAAGATATTTCTGCACAAATTGAAAAAGATTTAAAAATTTTGGATAAGGATTATAACAAAAAAACAAGATCTATTCACTACCAAATTGAAGTTGCTCCAGGATTTACTTCTGAAGTACAATTAAGACCAAAAGAAATACATCCATTAATTACCAAACATCACAAACGTTGGTACTCATTATCTAAAAAATATGATAATACCAATGTAATTCCATTATCTTTGCAATTACAAATTTATAATGCAGAATTACAACTGGAAGAAAACATATTAAAAATATTAGGACAGTAATATGGCACGATTTGGAAAATTTAAAGTAGAAGATTTAGCAAAAGAAGTAAAAAAGTTTTTAACTAAAGATATTCCAGAGCTGCAAACAGGTACTGAAAAAACTGTAAAAACACAAGCAAAGGCCCAAGAGATTACAGGAGAAGGTGCAGGAACAGCTCCTATTGAATTAATAGATAACAAATTTATAAAAAATTTAGAAAAAGCTGTATCTGAAAACAGATTACCACCAGAGTTATTTCCTAAAGACTTTGATAGTTATAAAAATTCACTTTGGTATAAAGTAAAAGATGAAGGCGATATTGATGCTTTAATAGAAGTTATAGGTAAAAAATATCAAAAGAACGTTCAAAAATATCGTAGAGGAGCAGGTGGAATATTAAAAGATGCTGTTGTTAAAGATTTAGCAGATGAGCTTAATATGTCTATTGAAACAATCCAAAACAGAAAAATTGGAGATGTTTATAATGTTGAGGAAATGTTAGGTGCAATAAATCTATTAAAAGATTTTAAAGTACATTTAAAACTGGCCCTTAAAAAAGCTGTATCAGAAAATGCAGGAACAAAAGAAAAAGCTTTTGCTATGCAAATGGTACAAACTTATTCTTCTGTACTTAACCAGGTTATGGGAGCTAGAGCAGAGCTTGGTAGATCTTTTAGAATTTTAAGAGAAATGAAAAAAGCTACAGATATTTCTCAAAGTGAAGAACAAGCATTATCAGCTATTATGGAGAATACTGGTGGTAAAGAATTTAATGAACAAAAACTACAAGCTATTTATGGAATAATAAATTCTAATGAAGGATCTGCTGCTAAAGCAATCAAACAAATTAATTTAGCAACTACTAGAGAAATGTTATTCCAAATTTATTACAATAACCTTTTATCTGGTGTTGATACACACATGGTTAATTTAGGTGCAGGAGCTTTATTACAACACTTCCACCACCTGGCTAGATTTGCAGGAGGAACAAAAGGATCTATTCATAAAATGATTGACAAGCAGCACAAAGGTTTAACCTTTAAATCTGCTTTAGCAGGATACTATGGATATATGCAATCAATGGTAGATGGATTAAGAGTATTTTCTTCATCACTTTTAACTGGTCAATCTATAGATACATTTTCTAAAGTGCCAATAGATGACAGTATTTCTGGTGGAAAAATAAATGTTAGAAATCTTACTTACAATTCTGTTGGTAAGGTAAATAAAAGATTAAGAGAAAGAATTGAACAAGATCCAAACTTTTTAGCTGACAATGCTTTCTTTAAAGGAGCTGATGCAGTGCTAGATGTATCAACTAGATATGCTCCAAGATTTATGAAAGCTGCAGATGATATGATGAAGTTTATATTTTATAGATCAGAGCTGCATACTTATGCTTATACAAAAGCTTTAGATGAAGTAGAAAATGGAGTTATTGCAGATAAAGATTTTTCAAAAAGAGTAAAAGAAATTATTAATGATCCTATAAAACAAGCTCCAGATATTAGATTAAAATCTATTGAAGCTGCAAGAGATACAGTATTGCAAAGACCATTGGATAAATATGGAGCTGCTATTCATGCAGTTTTAAAAGAACAAACCAACTTACCTGGATCAGCAGTTATTGGAACAATGGCAAAATTAATTACTCCATTCTTTGGAACACTTTACAACTTAACTAAAGTTGGTGTTGAGCTAACTCCTGGTGTTAATTATGCCATGGCTAAATACATGAAAGGCAGCAAGCTTTACGAAATGTACCATTCTACAGATCCTGTACAAAGAGATATGGCCCAGGGCCATTTAATGATGAGTACAGTTATGGTTATGATGAGTACATTAATAGCATCAAAAGGTTATGTAAAAGGTGGAGATCCTATTTATGGAAATCAAAGAGATAATGATACTTTGAGATTTATGAAAACTGGGCCAGATGAGTATTCAATATTAATACCTTGGTCAAGATTAGATCCAGATGGAGAATACAAAGGTGTATTACATGATGGTAAAGATAGATCTTACCAAATCAATAGACTTGATCCTGCAGGACAATGGCTAACTATGGGATACAATTTAGCAGCTCTTTCTGAAGTTAAATCAGAACAAGAGATTGCAGAAGCTATTTTTAAAGCAGCTTTCTCTGTTGGAGAAAAAACTTTATCATCTCCTTTTGCAGGAAATATTGCTGACTTTATAGAAATATTCTCAAGTGATTTTTCTTCTGGAAATCCACAAGTTTTTTCAAAAAAAATTATAAAATGGGGTGCAAGAAATTTAGCAAACTTTGTACCTGGATCATCAAGAATGAGAATGAATATAGAAAAATTTGGAGATATTGATGAAAATGGAAACTTAATTGCAAGAACAGGAGATCTGCCAGATATATTTACTATTGAAGATCCTAATGATGGAAAGATAAAAACCTTTGTAGATAATGGAGATGGTACTTATGAGATGATTGAAAAATCAACTGGACTTGCAGATAACATTGTTAATAATTTTAATACAGAATTAACTAATGAAGTTATAAAAAGAACAGATAGACAAGAATTAGAACAAGCTATTGATTGGTGGGGAAGACCAGGAACAGAAGATCCAAGAGTTGGGCCTGCAGGTGTATTATGGTCGCCAGTTAAATTTAGAGATATGCCATGGCAGCAAGAAGATCTAATTAATACAGGTTTATTTACAGAAGAAGATTTAAAGAAAACAATACCTTTATTACATAGAAATGAAAAATTTGATGAAATTGCAAACTTTAGAACAGAGGATGGAAAATCATTATTTGAAAATACTTTAAATGTTGTGGGTATTGCAGGAGAGTTTGAAAGATTAAGTTTTGGCCCAAGCAATCATCCTGCTTATTTGTCAATTAGAGGACAAAGAATTCCATTAAGTAGAGAACAATACAATGATTATAAAAAATTAATTAATGGAGATTTTTCTGCACTTCCAGAAGATGTAATAAATGAAGCAGCTAATTATGTATCTCCAGAATACTATGAACAAGTTATGATGCCTGGAATAACATTAAAAGACAATCTTAAAAAACTTATGATTTCTGATGCTTATTATGTTTATGGATCTGATGATGATATGGCTACTACTTCTAGAGAAAAAATGATTACAAATGTTATTAATTTTCATAGACATGGAAAACCAGAACAATTTAAAAACAGTTTTGAAACTAGCGAAAATTTAAGAATTGGTTTAGATGGCCCAGATAAATTGTTACTTTTAAAATATCCAGATCTAAAGTATAAAGCACTTGAGCTAACTAAAAATATAAATGACAGAAATGTCAAACCATTAAGAGAGGTTATAGGAGCAGAATAATATGGCAGTAAATCCAGTATTAACAGGGGAAAGACGAAATCAATATACTTCTTCTGGATCTTTAGGCCCTTACAATTTTACGTTTGTAATTTATGCAGATGCTGATTTATCAGTATATGTTGATGATACTTTAAAAACTTTATCAACTCATTATACAGTTTCAACAAATGCTAATGGTACTGGATCTATTACATTTACTTCTGGTAATGCTCCTGCCTCTGGAACACTTGTAACTATCATTGGTAACAAAGATATTTCAAGAACAACAAGATTTACTTCTGGTGGCCCTTTAACAGCAGATGCCCTGGAAACAGAATTCAATGCACAAACAGCTCTATTACAACAATTAGATGAAAAAATCTCAAGAGCTATTACACTTCCTATTGAAACAGATGCAACAAGACCAATAGAATTTCCTTATGATAATACAGAAGCTAACAATGCTGGTAGATTATTAAAATTTAATAGTGCAGGATCTGGATTAGAGCTAGGGCCTACTACAACTAACGTTGATGCTTTAGCAGCAATAGCTGCTGACATATCAACTGTCGCAGGTATCAGTGCTGATGTAACGAGTGTAGCTGCAGATGCTACCGATATAGGGATTGTTTCAACAAACATAGCTTCAGTTAATACAGTTGCAACCAACATTAATGATGTAATCACAGTAGCCAATGATTTGAATGAAGCTATATCAGAAGTAGAAACTGTCGCAGATGATTTGAATGAGGCTGTATCTGAAATTGACACAGTTGCAAATAATATTACAGATGTACAAACTGTAGGTAATGCAACTAATATTGCAAACATTACAACTGTCGCTGGACAAATTTCACCTACTAATAATATTTCAACAGTAGCTGGATTAAATACAGAAATTACCACAGTTTCAAATGCAAATGCAAACATTACTACGATTGCAACAAATCTAAATGGATCAAATACAATCGGTACAGTAGCTACTGATTTATCTGGATCTAATACAATAGGAACAGTAGCAACAAATATTGCTAGTGTGCAAAGTGTTGCATCAAATATTTCTGGTGTTAATTCTTTTGCAGAAAGATATAGAGTTGCTGCATCAGATCCAACTACAAGTTTAGATCAAGGAGATCTTGCATTTAATACAACTGGATCTGTATTAAAATATTATGATGGATCAGCATGGCAAACTGTTACTGCTGGTGGTATTACTGATGTCGTACAAGATAGTACACCACAACTAGGTGGCAATTTAGATCTAAATTCAAATGATGTAACAGGAACTGGAAATGTAAATATAACTGGAAATGTATCTTTAACTGGAACAGTAGATGGCAGAGATGTTGCTGCTGATGGAACTAAATTAGATACTATTGCTACAAGTGCTACTGCAAATCCAAATGCAATAGACAATGTAATTGAAGATCTTACTCCACAACTTGGTGGTAATTTAGATGTTAATGGAAATTCAATCGTATCAGCATCAAATGGAAATATTTCAATTACACCAGATGGAACAGGTAAAGTTATTATAGATGGTTTATCACACCCAACTTCAGATGGAACAGCAGATCAAGTTTTAAAAACTGATGGTGCTGGTAATTTATCTTTTGCAGATGTATCTGGTGGTACATCTTGGCAATCAAGTATCGTAACAGGAACAACTTTATCAGCAGTAGCTGGAAATGGTTATTGGATTGATACAACTTCAAATGCTTGTACTGTTACACTTCCAGCATCAGCAAGTGTTGGAGATA